GCGCTATATCCATTGTGGCGTTCAAGGCTTCGTCTCGCGTCATCTGAGAAATCGGCAGCGAGGTTGTTGGCCTCGCCGCCGCCCTTTATGCAGCGGCAACAGCCGCCCGGAATTGGTTGCGTTGGAACTCAAGGCCCGCGCCGGAGCCATAGGCGCGAATGCGCTCCACGGTCTCGGCAAGCTCGGCGTTGAACTCGGTTACGGCCTTCGCCAGATCGGCGATGTAGCGTTCGTCGCGATAGGCGCGGTTGGTGAACAGCGGCAGGCCGGGCCAGTAGACGGCGATCTCGACCCACTCCCGCTCGGCGACCCACAGCGCGCCCTGGCACTGCGCCTTGTGCTCGGGCGGGAACTCGCCGCGTTCGATGCATTCGATCAAAAGGTGCGGAGCCTTGGTCTTGATCTCCAACAGGCCGTCGTCGCCGAGCAGCGAGTCCGGGGAGCACCCCACATTGCCGTTGCGGATGAAGCCGACGAGCTGCGGCTCAAGGTCCGTGAGCAGCGCGAACATGTTGCGCGCTTCCGGCTCCATTTCGTGGCCGCGTTCCATGTCGGGGCTGTAGTACCCCTCGTGCGGCTCGCCGGTCAGGATTTCCCCGGCGAGCTGGCGCAGATAGGTGCGGCGCACCTTGCCTTCGCCCTTGGCGAGGATGTCCTTGAACCGGCTAGCTGTCGGAATGCCACAGCGCGCGGCCCTCCAAGCATCGCTGTTCTGGTCGCAGTCGATGACTTCGATCATTTCGCCGTCCCCTGCTGCTTGCGGATGATCTTGGTGAGCAGCATGTTCTTGGCCGCTTCGAAATTCTTGGCGGGCATGTCGGGGATGGCTTCGATCTTCATCGCCACACAGAATTTTTCGATGTCGGTTTCGGACTGATCGATGAGCGCTAGAAGTTCGCTGGCCTGCTCTTTCGTCAGGCAGGCGGGGGCCTCGCTCGTATCCGCCGTTGCGCCGTCGTCATCGGCCGCCGCGGCAAGCCCCAGCGCCTGGATGAGCGTGTAGCGCTGAAGGTAGGTCAGCGTTGAGCCGATCGCTTGGATGGCGTTCTTGCTGCCGCTGGTATCCGCTGGGCCCGAAAGGGTATTCTCTTCCGAGTGCCCTTGGCGGTGCGACAGGATGCATGTCACGCTGATGCGGTCGGTCTGCTCCGTACGGAAACGATAGGACAGCCCGAACTTGGAGATCACCGGGTCTATTTCCTTCGCGTAGGCGGAGAAATCGGCGTATTTCTTGGTGTGCCCCTTGGCGTTCCTCGCCACCGGCTTGATCTCAGCCTTGGCGTCGGCAACCGCAGCGTCGAAAGCGTTGCGTGCCTGCTCCGCGGCGAGTTCCTTACTGAGCGCCATCATGTCGCGAACGGCATCGGTGCTCGCGCCAGCCGCGATGAGCTGGTAGATCATCTGCTGCGGCGTCAGGGCTGACGAGGGGATGGGGGCCAGTTCGAGTGGCTTTGCCTGCTCGCGCTCGGCAATGGCTTGCGCGTTCACGTGCGTTCCTCCTTACGGGGTTCGGGGGCGGCGGGAAGAGGATGCGTTTGAGGGTTCACCACGAGATGTCAGGGTCGTCCTCCCCGCGAACGATCTTGATGGGAAGCACCTGGGGGTTCTCAGAGAAATGGCCCCCGACCGCCTTCAGCACGACGAATTCACGGCCGGGATGTAGGGCGGCAAGGCGACCGGCTTCCCGATCTGCGGATTCCCGGCTATCGTGCTTGTGAGTTGGGGCGTTGCCATATTGGTTCCACACCATCCAAAACCGAGTAATCTCGTGTTTCATTTTCAAAACCCTCCCGTTGTGTTGCTCGTATCGTCTTGGGGGCGAGAACGGGCCATGGCGATGAGAGAGAGGGCCATTGCTGGTGTGAATGAGGCCCTGAGTGCCCTCACCGCCCCGAGGTGGCCGGCATTGGCCTTCCTCGCCAGCGCCTCGATCTCGTCCAGCTTCTCCGCGCTCAGCGGGGCGGTGGGTTCGTCCCAGGCGCTGTCGGTGGCGTCGTAGTTGTCGAGCCTGCGGCACGCCTCATAGGCCGCGTCGAGCTTCTTGATTGCTCGCCCTTGCCACGATCCGGCGGCAAGCGCATCGCGGATTTCGGCGAGGGCCTTCTTCAACTCCGCGCTCAGCGGGGCGTCACTTGTGTTCACGGTCGAACTCCTTGCCGGCTTCCGTAGCCAGCTTCAGCGCAAATTCAGGGTGGTCGCGGTACAGCTGGGCAATGCCGAGTAGGTCAAAGGCTGTCGGCGCAAGGCCCGCTTGACGCACCTCTCGCTCGCGGATAATGGCCAGCATCCTGCGCACTTCGTCGTAGAGGACATCGATGATGTCGCGCTCTACGTCTGCCATGGTGGGGGCGAGTGTCATGCCGCCTCCATCGATCTAAATGGAAACTGCTGAGGCCGGGGATTGCCGGAAGTAAATTCCGCATCGCCGTACCGGAAATATTCTACTTGACTGTCAAACCAGCAGTCGATGTGCCATGCATGGTTCTGGTGCCGAGAGTCGTAGACTGACTCTTCACGGTAGTAGACGTCCCCACTTTGGATGGGCGTCCAGCACCAGATGCAGGTATGCTGCTTTCGCGCCGCAACACATTGGCGGCTGAACAGATGGTAGCTCATTGTCCAAACCCTCCTGATGCAACAGCAAGCTCTATCCAGATGCAGATGAAGCCGAGTGCGGCCATGGCGAGGATGAGGAGAGATTCACGAGCGCGGGTCATCTACGCCTCCACCCGAGAGGCGATGCGGTTGCCGTACATGGCCCGGCTATCGGCATTGAGCCGCTGCTGAAGCGCATAGTCCGCCTCCAGCATTGCCAGCAGATCATCCAATGCATCGCTGGTGAGCATGCCTAGACCTTGCTTGCGGTGAAGGCGGGATACGGCTTCAGCAACACGGCTGCGGCCGAAGTCCTCAATCGCGACCTCGCGGTCGGCGCGGATGATGGGGGTCATGACTGGCCCTCCGCCTTGGCGATTGCGGCACGAGCGGCGGACTGAACGGCATCAAGGCAGCCCTCGCGGTCGTCGCTGCGGTAACAGTCCGGGTCGTCCGGATCGGTCATCGCGGCAATGTCTTTGAGCGCTGCCAACATCTGATCGTGGCTGTTCGCCGCACGGACGATTGCCTCAAGGCTAGCGATCTGAGCGCGATTGGCTGCAGCGGCGGCTTCCCTATCGGCGTGTCCAAAATGCACGCACCCGACAGCCTCAGCGACGGTCCTGTCTTTGCTTGAGTGGCAGTGTCGCTGCTGGTTTATGACATCGACCCCGATCGCGTCGGTGACGATCAGATCGAATGGCCACTCCTCCGGCTGCTCCAGCCGCAGGGGCAATGCAATTGCTTCCATCATGCTGCCTCGTGAGTTGTGCCGCGCGCCCGGCGGGCCTGTTCCTCGTATTCACGCTCCAGCCCGTCCCGCCATTCCATCGCCTTGCAGCTCTGGAACGCGGCCGGGATGCCGAACTCCCAATACGGATTATCGTAGCTGCCCTTGCCCATGGCGGCGGCAATGCGACCGGAAAGCTCCGGCGTGCTGTTCTCTTCGGCGAGGGCTTCGAGTTCTTCGAGGCGGGTCATTTGCTGGATTTGGGGTTAGGGCCAAGCAGCAGCGATGCTGCGTCGTCAGACAGGAGCAAAACGCCGGGGTCAGTTCCTACAGGACCCATCAGCTCAATCGAGATCACTCCGCCGTTTCGGTTTTCGCCGTACGACGTGTCGGCACCCATGGCCAAAGATGCGGCCGCATCGAACCCCGACGCCGCGACGTAGTAATTGGCGGCGCGCCAAGGCATCTCGATGGTGACTTTGTAGAGGTTCATGGTCGTTCTCCATTCGGGTTGATCTTCCTGTGTGCTGCGTCGGAGAACCGGCGCAGGGCGGGAGGGTCAGGCGGCGTCCACAGCGGCGATGATGGCGCGGGCGGCGGCGTGGATCGGGTGGTTATGGTGCGCCTCGTGCAGCCTCAGCAGGTCACGGACGCTCTGAGCGAGATCCGGCGCGGCGGCGATCAGGCGTGCGTAGGCCTCGCCTTCCGGCGTCCTTGCGAACTTGGCAATTTGGTCGGACACCGCCCACCCATCGCTAAAGGGCTTCATGTAGACGGCGCATTCCTTGAGGCTGTAACCGACGGCCCAAGACCTCGGTGTGTGCTGTGCTTCGGTCATCTTCCATCTCCTGCGGCGCAGCGCCGTTGTTCGATGGGGATGATATTTCCACAACGGAAATCGCGCGTCAAGCACTAATTTCCAAATTGGAAATCAAGGCGCCGACCCGATTCGGGGCGCGCCTGGTCGCGGCGGGATCATGAAATGTTTAAGCGTCGCGCCGCTTGAACCTTGGCGGAAATTGGGCAACCCTTGGAGTCGGGCTTCACACCCGGATCAACGATATCGCCGGCGCTCCCTCGGACAGGGGGCAGCGGTCTGCTTTCTGGCGGATCGTCGGCTGAATACACCCTCAGCGTCCCAAGGGGAGGGTGTAGCGGGGGCTGCGCTTGGCGGCGCGCTCCGAACTCGGCTTTGGCCGGGGGCGGGCGCCATGTCCAAGGGGCAACCCTAAAAACGTCCCGGCCTGTCTCGTTGGCAGGTGTGAACCCCCGGCTACGCGCGCCCACCGGGCGCACTTACGCCGGTCGACGTAAATGCGGCACTTGAGACAAATTTCCTAATAGCGGGGTTGACTGGGATTAGGTTCTCATGGAACCGTGAACAAACTGAGAACTTGGGGTTATTGCGGTGAGTAAGTTTATTGACCTGTTGGCTCTTTGGATCGCGGCTCCGCCGCAGACTCAGGACCTTGTTCTTGCGGAAGCTCAGCGCCTGGCGCTGGCCGGAAGATGCCGATCAGATTGTCGATCTGATTGTCCGAGAGTGAAGAAAGCGCCTTTGTTAGCTCCAGCATCTTCTGCCGCGCTTGAGGCGGCTGGGGCGCTTCATCAGGATGGCGGAATAGGTCAACCACATTGATGTCCAGCCCTCGAGCGAGGTCGTAGAGCCACTCAACGTCGATTCTCAGGGGGTCGCCGAGCTTCTTGGAAATGGAGCTTGTTGAGCGTTCGATGCGCTCGGCCAATTGCTTCCCGTTATAGCCGCGAGCCTCCATCCACTCGCGTAGATAGACCTTAGCCTCCTGGGTATCGCGCGACGGCTCTGTCATGGCGCGGGGAGCATACCTTTCCAAAACGGAAAGCACAAAATTTCCGGTTCGGAAACATACCGCTTGACTATGATTTCCGTTGTGGAAATAATGGCCGGTATGGACA